GTCACGAAGTGACTAGCGCGATATGCGCTGGCGCCGGGCGCGTCTGCGGCGGGCACAAAAAAGCCCCCGTCCGGCGAACCGGACGGGGGCAAGGGGGGATTGGGGATCACATTTCGGCGATGTCGGCGATCACATACTGTTGAGCCAGAACGGCAATCTCAGCAATCAAGACATCATCCGCCTCAGTCGGCGCATATTCCGGCTCCCCGTCTTCGATAGCGGCCTGTTCGAGGAAAGTCCGCACGAGCAGCAGAAGGTCCGTCAAAGTGGTCGGGCGAGTTTCGTCTTTGGCTTCCTTTTCGCCCGGGACGATGGGCTTGCGCTTGCCAGCGTCACCCTTGGCGGCGGTCTTAAGAGCGGCGATGCTCTTGCCAGCTGCATCGCGAAGCTTCTTGGCGGCTTCGCCTGTTCCACCAGAGAGAACAAGCTTGCCGTCCGCCCCCACGGTGGCCGTCATAGCTTCACCTACGAGAGCAAGCGCAGCGGGGAACGTTTCGCGGAACATGGTCCAAACCGCGTTATTGTCGCCGGGGACGTTGAAGAAGCGCGGCAGGACCATTTGCCGGAAAGCCGTTGCCTTGGCGCGATACTCTTTGCCTTCCTTCTTGAAGCCGCCCGCGTAATCGACAAGCTTAGCGTTCTTGACGGGTTCAACGATCTCGCCCTTCCTATCCTTCACGTCATAGTCGAACGTCAGGGAGAGGATGCCGGGCATTGTCATAGCGGCGATGGCGATGGCGGAAGCGGCAGCGTCCTGTTCCTTCGCTGCATCGCGTGCCTTACCGGCGGCGGCCTCAAGCTTGCCAGCCTTCGCCAGCATTGCGAGAGCCTCATCAAGCGGGGAGAGAGCGGCGACGGGGGCGGCGGGGGTTGCTGCCTTAATGCTGTTACGAGCCATGATTGATGTTCCTTATCTTTTGAGCCGGTCAACGGACAGTCCGCCGCCGGTCCAATCGTTATAGAATGTGGCACACCTTACGTCAAATGCGCTGTTATCTGAGACGTCTCGGATAAGTTATCGTTTACTTTCAAAGGGATAGGGGGGGTTTCGCTAGGTATGGCCGCGCGGCGGACCCACGGGGAGGCCACCCCCCAAATAGGCAGGTTGGAGTCCCGCGCCTCTACTACATACTAATCTGCACGTCGGATCACAAAATCCCCGAAATCATACCCCCCTACCCCCTTCTAAATTCCCGTGCCACATACCGCTTACTTCGCGCACACAGAAACACCCCCCGTCAATGGTACCTTGACGGGTCCCCCGACACCGGGGTATATAATAAAGTATAGAACTCCCCCGGCCTCTCGATGCGAAAAGCTTGATCGACTGAGTAGTGAAGCACACTGGGGGAGTCACTTCTCTATGCCGTACAAAGACCCGGAACGGCAGCGTATTGCTAGTCGAAAACACTACGAGAGCAATAAGAAAACAGTTAATGCCCGCTCAATGCAGCGAGCAACCCTCGCACGCAAGAAGATACGGGCGTGGCTACACGAATACTTAAAGAACAACCCGTGCGTAGACTGTGGCGAAACGGACCCCGTTATTCTGGAGTTCGACCATCAGCGGGATAAGTTATTCACCATAGGCAATGCCCCCAAGAAAACTACATCGCTAAAAGTAGTAGCCGCCGAAGTAGCCAAGTGCCAAGTTCGCTGCGCCAACTGCCACCGCAAGAAAACATATATAGAGCGCGGGCATACCCATAAAGATTAGGGGGGTTGTGCGGTTACACCTTCTTTGATATTCGGACGGTTCTGCTTCCCCCAAACCGGACGCTGCACCCCATGGCTGTTGTGAAGATTACCCCGACAGATGAGTTTCCCGTACCGTTTAGTACGGACGCCGACACCACCGACACATTTCTAGATGAGATGATTGTGGCTGGTAATACGGCGAGCCTTCTCGAAGAACTTGGTGCTATCCCCGAAATTAACATGGACGACCTTGCCCGCGAGAAATCGCTTATCGAGGCTGTTATCAAGAAGCAGGATAAAGCGCCCCTAAAAAATCTTAGTACTGCGCTAGCAGCGTCAGCGTTTGTAAAGACGTACGGGCACAACCTTGCCCACGATGTAGCAGAAGTACGTGCGGCGCTGACTAACAAGCTCATGGAAATCGCTAACTGCGGCGAGACTAAGTTCGAGCTTAAGGCTCTGGAGCTTCTTGGTAAGCACAGCGACATCGGGCTATTCACCGAACGTAGCGAGATTACTATTAACTATAAAGACCCAGAGTCCTTGGAGAACGCTATTAAAGAACGGGTCAAACGTTTGCTTAATGCGGATGTCATTGATGTAGTGCCACTCGGGCGGGACCTAGACGAAGAGCTAAATATGCCCTCCGGTGAGTTCGAAGCCGGGCCCGACGAATGAGCACACGCTTTGCAAACATCTCCCTAAGCGATATACCGGCGATCTTGCCAGCCCTAAGCCTATCCGAGCAGGAGCGGTTGCTGGCAGAACTGGAGAAGCTTGAAGAACTTAAAGGCAAGAAGCTGGCTGAGGAGCGGTTCCTCGCGTTCGTTACCCGTATGTGGCCTTCATTTATTAGTGGTCGTCATCATGCACGTATGGCTGAAGCGTTTGAACGAGTTGCACGAGGGGAGTGTAAGAGGCTCATTATTAACATGCCTCCTCGTCATACTAAATCTGAGTTTGCTAGTTATCTGTTCCCTGCATGGTTCCTAGGCAAGTTCCCCCACAAGAAGGTCATCCAGTGCTCGCACACTGCTGAGTTGGCTGTGGGTTTTGGGCGTAAGGTCCGTAACCTCGTTGACACCGATACCTACCATAAGGTATTCCCTGATCTTCACCTGCAAGCTGACTCTAAGGCGGCTGGGCGGTGGAATACATCGAAAGGGGGTGATTACTTCGCCATCGGTGTGGGAGGTGCGGTTACCGGTAAGGGCGCTGATGTCCTTATCATTGATGACCCCCACTCTGAGCAAGAGGCTGCACTCGCAGAAGTAAACCCCGACATCTACGACAAGACCTACGAGTGGTATACTTCAGGCCCTCGTCAGCGTCTGCAGCCGGGCGGCTCTATAGTCGTGGTTATGACGCGGTGGTCGAAGCGAGACCTCACGGCGCAAGTGCTAAAAGCTGCCGCCCAGCGCGGCGGCGACGAGTGGGAAGTCATCGAGTTTCCCGCCATCCTCCCTAGTGGTAATCCATTGTGGCCTGAGTTCTGGCCGATGGAGGAGCTTAGCGTCCTGCGGGACGAGCTACCTAATAGTAAGTGGCAGGCACAGTACCAACAGGCCCCGACATCCGACACTGCAGCTATTGTCAAGCGGGAATGGTGGCAAGAATGGCCGGACGATAACCCTCCAACCTGTGACTTTGTTCTTATGTCGTGGGATACGGCGTTCGAAAAGACCCAGCGTGCTGACTATTCGGCATGTACTACGTGGGGTGTATTCTATCAGCCCGACGCATCCGGGGTAGACCAAGCTAATATTATCCTGCTAAATGCCTTCCGAGATCGTATGGAGTTCCCAGAACTTAAGAAGTGCGCCATCGAGGAGTACCGAGAGTGGGAACCGGACAGCGTTATTATCGAGAAAAAGGCTTCGGGTGCGCCTTTGATCTACGAGATGCGGGCTATGGGCATCCCGGTACAGGAGTTTACTCCTACGAGGGGCAACGACAAGATTTCTCGTTTGAACGCTGTCTCAGACCTATTTGCGTCTGGTCGGGTATGGGCACCTGCCACTCGGTGGGCGGAAGAAGTGATTGAAGAAGTGGCGTCTTTTCCCGGTTCAGAGCACGACGACTATGTCGATACAGTCTCAATGGCCTTGGCGCGGTTCCGTAGGGGCGGCTATATTACGACCAACCTCGACGAACCAGACGAAATACAGTATTTCAAGCGCCGTAAGCAGCAGGGATATTATTAATGCCATCCGAACGCCCATCCTATGAGCAGTGGCTTAAGATGCACAACATTAGAGAAACTCCAGATTACGATGTGCGTGGGGCGTATGATGCTGGGTTAGACCCTGATTCGAAAACAGGGCATTTGGACGATACGTTCAAGCT